GTTTGTAATCGAGCCGCCGTAGTTGGGAAACTGCCGAAGCGTAATAAAACATAGGAGTCACTACCTACGTTTTACCGCAGGAGAGAATCTCTCTATGCACCACCCTGGCTTCCGGGAGGACTATGTCCTAGAACCGAAAGTCTAAAAACGAGTATCTTACGATGCCCGTACCCACTTCGTGCGTTGCTTAAGTGAAAAGCGACGCTGACTATGCTCTAAGTGTTTGACCGGACGCCCGAGTAAGGGTGTATGGAAAAACTTAAGTAGAGCAGCATACCCGTCCAGCGGATCAAGATACTTAGTAGTATAATGATCCAAAGACTTCACCTCCCAATAGTGTAGGGTGGGGTGCCACCTTTGAACTTGGCACCAGTCTTGGCGTGTATGGAATCCGACAACACCTGACTCACGTCGTACGAGGGGGAGCTTAATTCGATTAGCTCTCTCGACTACGTTCGCTAAATGTTGTGCAAGGCTATAGCAACCTAACTCCCAGAAGGAATTAGAATTGCTAACGAGGCCAAGCACAGCGGAGGCAGTCATTGAAGTTACACTAGGCTCGAACCGAATGTATATAGGAGTCACATCGTGACCCCTAAACCTATCGGTCCCGCAACTCTCTCTAAAGTTGCCCTCGTTAAAGGACTTGTCCTGATTCACTTTCAGGCCAAAACGGGAGAGCCTATCAACTGTCTGGTGATAGGCGTCAGTACGCACGATGATGTCATCACCGAACGTTCTAACTCTACGTGCAGACGCTTTTACATTCCGGTAGGAAGGGTATACCCTTCTTGCTTCAAGATCAGAAGCGATCGCTATGACAGCGAAAACTACTGACTGAATAGGAAATGTAGTAGCGTTGCCCATGCCGGCGTACTTTAGAAGCGGGGAGTTCTTCCCTTTAACTTCAGCACAACGGGCCCTAAGACATAGATCTAAGAACAGTGGTCTATGTGCGAAGATCCTTTGGACCAAAGATAGGCCCATAAGATCACTCGCGGAACTTAGGTCAATGGTAGCGTAGCTACCATTGCGTGAGCCGATCTCAGCAAGCTTCCTATTCTTGCTTTGATCGTCAAGTGACAGACAAGTACGCATAATTGGGCAAGTTGCAATTTTGCTCCGCAAATGCGTATTGAGGGCCTGCTGCGAGAACTGTTTCACAGCGGGTTCGATGGTTATAGTCCTTCTAGAACGTGAGTTCTTTGGAACTGTAACCAACCTGACACAATCTGCACGGGGATCTCTGTAAGGTGCATAAGTTCCGATCTTCAAATATGATTCGAGATCGTAACCCAGAGGCATGAGGGAATCATCGAAACTATCGATACCCCCAGCTAATAGTGACCACTTCTGGTTACCACTAGTACCTTCAGAGACAGCGCCGGGACCATTCCGACCCTCGAGGAATCCGAAGACGTCTAAGTCTTTTAGGATGAACCTCGAAACGGAATCGACAAAGAAGTCGGATGTGCAATAGGAAGGTACATCCAACTCCAGACCAAAAAACGCACCCTTGGCACATAGGTCGAGCTGAGTAGCTCTACTTGTATCAAGGGCGAGTTTGCGGAACAGGTAGAGAATCTCTCGTAAAGATTTCACGTAGAGATGCTCAGTCCCGTTGTCCAGCAAGGTCCCGTTAAGCTCGAAAATCTCACTAAACAAACCCGAGAGAAATTTTGGGAGAGTTGAGCCCTTCATTCGAGAGAATGAAGGGTGTGGAGTGAACCGTCCGAGGGAAAGGCATCTATCAAGATGTTTTCCAAGGGATGGAAGGGCTATAGTTGCGAAACTAGAACCCTCCTTTTCGAGTCGCACCTTCATCGTGATGTAATCACGATCAAGGCCACGAACACCAGGGTGAAGCCTCCTAACATCAGCTAGGAGAGCCTCGAGTGCGAATAACAGGCTTTTCATCACACCTCCTTGAGGTAGTGAGTCCTGCCACGTCGTTCACACATACTTAGATCCAACTCATAGTTTTAGGAGGCTATGAGATGAGTCCATCAAAACCAGGAAAAAAGTAGGAAAGTGCAGCTATCAAAATAGTAGTGATAGCAACACCCACTGCAGTACCCTGATTAGAACCCCTTCGACGCATTGTAAGCTCCTAGCGGAGCGAACTCCGCGTTTTAAGGTGGTTGCCGTGTTGGTACGGTTACGTCTCGTAACCGATCAATTTGGCGACGGACACGTCCGAATCCAGAATCGATCCGAACAAGGCCAGGAACAGCGCGACTTTTTGCGCCGTTGTCCAGCCATAGGGCGGAACCGACATGGAAATGCTCACCGACGCGGCCTGTAAGACTACAGACCCCGAAGGCAGGGTGACCGACTTGGTCTCCTGAAGACGAGCATAGTGCCGCTCCTGCTTCTTCCCGTGATTCGTCGGGTCAGAGTGCTCCACATTGAATGTGTAGCCATTGGCCAGGTCGAAATACGTGGATTTGAAGTTTCCCGTACTCACCCGTGACATAGTCAGGGCAGGTGTGGGAGAGGCAGCGGCAATTGCGATAGGATCAGTGAACGACATGAAAAGCACTCCAGTTGTTAAGGAAAGGTCGGTATCTATCCGACAAAGAAATCACGGTTTTACCTGCCTGCGACGTCGCTTGGGATACTTCCCGGCACGCTGTGCAGCCAAGGCCGTGACAATTGACAACTGATAAGAAGACAAGCCCTTACCAGATGTGGTCTTGAGAGAATCAACCACGGTAGTCAGATCGCGTCGGACGTGAGTCCGCCACGAAAAGTCTGCAGTCCTTACTGCAGTGAAGTGAGTATTGGAAGCCGTATAGGAATACGGAACCGACTCAACTACCGCGTCACTTTTGTCCACCTCTGAGACATATTGACAGAAACTATTCCCTCGTCCTTTAAAGGAAATAGTACCGTAGTTAATGATGGAAGGGTCGTTAGCGAGCTGCTCCAATAGATGGAAGTAGTCACTAGCGCCCGTAAACCAATCAGTTAACCACGTCCACGGGATGACATCATAGATGTCAACCGGCGTGAGTTCTGTCCCCAGTTTTTCGAGAACCCGTGAAAAGTTCTCGAGAGCTGGGATATCAACCCTAGGAAAGGCGATGTTGCAGTTAAGCGCCATCGTAACTCTCCCTGAATCGGACGATTTTACCTCTTGAGAAGAGGAGATCGGCGGTTCATCGAATAGGTTGAAAACTTCTGTCTCAAAGTCAGGATGGAAAGCAAGAACCCTGGAGACTTTCTTGAAGCCTCGAAGGGTAGTAGGGCGACCTTGCCTCGATATGTAGAAGTTTAATTCCTTCGCAATCAATTCAGGCGCCCTAATGAGGTCACGGATGTCAGAAACCAGCTGACGCCAACCAAACAAGTATGTTAGGTAGACGTCCTGTGGACGAATTCCCTCTTTACGGAGGAATGTGAACACAGACTGGAACTGTTTAAGGGAATCCCTGAGTAGTTTAGGGAGATCCTTAAGCTCTACAAGGTTACGTGCCAACGTATAGCGTCGCCGAGATGGTAGCGTATTTGCCACCAAATCGACAGCCTCAGTTCGAAGAAGTTCATCGACTGAGTTTATATACGAAGACACGAAGGACCTATAGCCATCGACAGTGACCCGAAACGAATCGGAAAGAAAACCATAACGGACGTCTTCCCAAGTCTTTGTAGTTTCGTAAAAAGACCCGGGAAAGTTAGTTATGATAAGGTTACTATGCTGACGGCGAACGTTCATACCGTGGTCGGATTGGAAACGTGGAGTAAAGAGCTCCATTTCTCCTTGCTGAACACCGTGTGGACGCGTCCGTGAGGATGTATCCTTTATGTAGCCGAGAAGAGGCTCTTGAGCATTTAGAGCTATAGAACCTCTACCATCGACTACTATTTCATTGTCAGGAGACGCACTGAATGCCCCATAGAAGGGGTCAAACGGTGTGAACGTAGAGTGAGAACGGTTAACCTGAACGCGATACCCAGTACGGGTAGCCGCGGGGACACCACTCACATTACGAACCCTCGTGACTTTAGAGACGCGATCGTTCGGAAACTTTTCTGGGCGCTTATTCAGAACATCTAAGGCAAGTGCCGTAGTTGCAATGAGGTCAGCCCCCAGGATTTCGTACGCGAAGCGCTCGATTCCTTTCGCCTTTGCTTTACGCATTTTGGCCCGTTCCTTATATATGTCTATATTAGGATCGTAATCCATCGACCGAAGTATCGAATCGATAGACTTTGGATTTACCATAATGCGCTCCATTGGTTCTCAAGAAACGTGATTACTCACGAAAAGCACTCCCACCTCGCG